AATAATTACATCGTTAACTTTTATTAATATGGCAAACTGTAGAAACTGTGGAGCTAAATTTGGTTGTGGATGTCAATTGATTAATGGCTTGTGTTCAGCATGTAATGCTGCTGCCCAACAAGCTACAAACCTTATTAAATATGTTGCAGCCAAGATTAACTAACTGTATAGAATGTGCAAGTATTCCTGCACTTCTAAAAGATATAGATTGTAAGCTAACTGAGTTAGCTAACACTGAATACAATAATATTGTATTTTCTATGAACTATAACCTTGGATGTAGTCCAATTGGTGAGTTGTTGAATTACAGAAGAATACTAACGTATAAGTTTTGTAACCCAAACTATGCCAGACACTACTCTGTAAAGAAGATAGCTAGTAGAGTTAAAGTTTTAATTCATAAATAAATAAATTATAAAATGTCTTGCACAAATTGCTATAATGGCTGTGTTGAAATAGTTTCTGACAAGTGTGTCAGATACACAGGAGAACCTTCTGTTGCCTTAGGTATAGAAACAGGAGATACACTATTGTCCGTAGAACAAACACTTATTGATAAGGTGGTTTCTTTTTTAGATGGAACAGGTATTAAAATAACTGTTTCTCCTGAAGCATATTGTGAATTAGTAACACAATATCTTCCTCCTTGTTATCCAGAGTGTGGAGATCCTAGTGCTGTAGATTTATTCACAGCATTAGTAAAAGCTGCTTGTGATTTACAAGTGCAAGTGGCAGCAGTGGCAGCTGATATTGCTGAAATTAACAGTTCATACACCACAGATTGTTTAGAGGGTGTAGATGGTTCTTCTAAAACACACGATATTGTACAAGCTGTTATAACAAAGCTATGTACACTAGAAGTAGATTTAGCAGCTCTTGCTTTGGATGTAGATACAAACTATGTAAAACTTGCTGACTTAAATACATTAATCCAAGCTTATTTAGATAGTATTACACCTAGTACACAATACAATACTAGAATGGTTCCTTACACAGCAGTGGAATATTATGGTACATTGGCTAACTTTGATTCAACAGGAGCTGGTTTATCAGCTAATGGTTACAGTAAAATCTACTTATGCAATGGTTTAAATGGCACTCCTGACAAAAGAGGACGTGTTGCTGTTGGAGCTATTGTAGGTGTTCCTGGGGGAGCATTAGATTCTGCTGTTAACCCTGCCTACACTGGTAATCCAAACTATGCTTTATTAGATGGTGGTGGTGCAAACACTGTTACATTAACTACAGCACAAATACCTGTACACTCACACGCTAACTCATTAACAGATAATGGTCACTCTCACTTTTTATATTCAGATGACACTGGTGTAGACACTACAATTGATACCACTCATTATGCTGCTAGACAACATGCATGGGGAGACACATTAAGTTACAAAGCAGCAAATGGTATAACAGCTGCTGCTACATTAGGACTAAGTGAGAATAAACAAACAGGAATCACTATATCAAATGCTAATACAGGTAGTGGAGGTTCTCATGCTAACATCCAACCTGTAAAAGCTTGTTATTACATTATGTACATTCCTTAATAGAAAAGAAACAATGATTAATATTTATAACCCCTGCTATACACCAGAAGGACAAACATTAGCTCCTGTTAAATGCATTAATTCAACTAATGTAAAATACAGTGGGGCTAACCTTCCTAATACAGGAATAGATACAAATGATAGCTTAACATTAGCTCTTCAAAAGATAGATAATGACCTGGACCCAACATTGCTAGCACAGGCTATTTTAACTGCTATTGGAAATAGCGTACAGTTAAAAACTGCCCTTTGTAGCTTATTGAGTGAATGTCCATAAACCAATAGAAAATGATAGTAACTATAACATTAACAACAGCAGGATATAGCACAGGACCTTTTAGTCTATATTCAGATACAGATTCTTATTCTACACCATTTGAAACAGGAGTGAGTCAAGAAGGTTTAGTGGCTGGATATACAAGTGATTTAGTTCCTGATGGAACTACAATAGTTCGTGTACAGTCTACAGGAACTTGTAATACAAGTGTAGATTTAACTATTGCTAGTGGAACAACCACTACCACTACTACATCTACCACTACAACCACTAGTACAACAACTACAACCACCACTCTAGCTCCTGAGTATTATGACTACTATTTAGCAGATGAGTACAGTTGTAACCTTCCATCTGGTCCTTGCACCTTAATTGGAACAAATGTGGCTGTAGCATTCCCAGCAGGATATAGCTACATAGGAAACCATTTCTATTCAGATTTAATTCATAGTGGAGTAGTTTACAAGATAACATCTTCTACAACATTAGGAGTTTCTGTCATCCTAGATACCCTAGGAAGCAATATAAACTGCTCGTTGGTTTGTTCAGTATAATATTCAAAAACCCTGTTTGTTGGTTTACAGGGTATCCCCTGGCCTTTCTAGGCTGGGGGTTTTTGTGTCAACTCTAATCAACTTGATTAAACTATCTAATCAAATTAGTTAATTAAATTTGGTAGATATCAAAAATATTCCGTACCTTTACAGCAATTTTAACTAAACTCAACTATATATGTCTGAAAACCAATCCCTTTTAGAGCAGCTTCAGCAAATGTTACATTGGAAAAAATCAAAGAAATTCTATGCTGACAAGCTGGGAATTACAGAAGCAGAGATAGACGATTTACTAATAGACATCAAAAAGAGGGAAAAGGCTGAGGAGGATGCTGAGATTGGGAACTATATTGCAGACCTAGAAAATGCAGTGGTTAAGTTTACAGAAGACCTAGTTAAGGGCACAGGAGAGGTAGTAGCTAATTTTAACGAAGAGGTGAAGAGCCTAGATGAGCTAATTAAGAAGTGTAAGATTGACACAGAAAAATGGGAAATAACTAAATATGTTCAAAACTTCTGGGGGAATGGAGACAACCCCCACTGGCAGGTGAAAGCCTGGTTAGGAAAGAAGTCCACAGAGCAACTATTTCAAGATAGCTTTGTGGACTTTTTAGCTTCATATGAGCCTGTGAGTCAAGACATTATGAAGCCTCAGTTCTCTGAATATAAGTATCCTGCTATGTTGGTTATCAACAAACAGGACTCTCACTTGAACAAATATGACATTGATGGTAATAACAACATCTCAGATAGACTAGCTGCTATTATATATAAGCTAGAGGTTATTACTAAACAGGCACAGCTTTCAAATAACCTAGAACAAATTACATATATCATTGGTTCTGATGAATTCAATAGCGAATACTCAGGAGCCACTACAAAAGGCACTCCTCAGACCAATACACACACCTATCATGATTCTTTCCAATTTATCTGTGAGCATGAGATCTTAGTAATTACAATGTTATTACAATATGCTGAAAGTGTTAATGTAGTGTATGTAGCAGGTAACCATGATGAGTTTGTAGGATGGCACATGGTAACATGGTTACAAGCCTACTTCAAGAACATAGATAGACTTACATTTGATATGAGTCCTAAATATAGAAAATACATCAGCTATAGTGATTCAGCATTGATGTTTAACCATGGAGATGTAATTAAGCCTGCTAAGTTAGCAGCATTGTTTCCAATAGAATTTAGAGAAGCTTGGTCTTTTCATAATAACTTCTACATCTTCACAGGAGACAAACATCATGAAGTGAGTCATGATTTTAACGGAATTAAATTTTACCAAATTCCAGCGTTCTCTAACGCTAAGAGTCTTTGGGATGATAAGAATGGTCACACAATGTCTAAGGCTGAGGTGACAGGATTCTTAATAGAGCAAGGCTCAGGAATAACAAATATACTCAAACAATATTTATAATGGCAACATTACGTAAATTGGTTTCAGATGTTCGTGGAATGCATAAGTTGCTATCCACAGACAACCTTATCACTGATAGAGTGGTAGCATCTGAGATTAAAAACAACACACAATTATTAGTAAAACGTGAGACAAATCTCAGAAAGCTTTGGGCTACTGACACTTTGTTTACTACCATCCCATGTCTTGAGATGATAGAGGTACCTATTTCTGATTGTTGTGAATACGTAGATCCATGCAATGTAGCAAGAAGTAAATATAAGCTTCCTCGTATATCTGAAGGAAATTATCAATATGTTATTCAGGGGGTTTACTCTATCAATGCTATGGGTGGACAAGGAAAAAGATTTAAAGAAATAACTATCAATAGATACTTAAACCTATTGAAACTTCCTATTATAAAAAATGAACAATACTATTGGATAGCTAATGGTGGATATTTATACATCAGCAATCCTTTATTAAAAGCAGCAAGAATTTCTGCGTTCTTTGAGGAAGATGTGCCTAATGAAATTATGTTTCCTGAGTGTGGATGTGGTAGTGGAGATTATCCAGTGGAAGACCTTTGTAAAAATCCTTTAGATAAGGAGTATGGATGTCCTGGATACTTAGAGAAGCAAGTATTAGAGCTTACTTCTCAAAAGTTGTTATCTACTTATTTCAGACTTAAAACAGATATATCAGATGATGGTGCAGATGGTCAAGCACCTAATGCTGTAAAACCAAGCAACTAATGCGTACAAAGATAGATTGGAGAAGCTCAAGTAAAGATAATTATAATAACTTCTGTAAAAAAAATCCAACATTAAAATTAACATTTGATGAGTGGAGAAACATTGTCTATCAGTTCAACGAACAGTTTAAGAATTATATATTAGAAACTGGTGAAAAAGCTAGACTTCCTTTTGGGTTTGGAGAGTTCTCTATTAACAAAAAGAAGAGAAAGAAAATGAAAACGGTTGATGGTAAAGAAATGGTTAACTTACCTGTAGACTGGAAAAGAAGTAAGGAGAAAGGCAAAATTATATACAATTTCAACTATCATACAGAAGGTTATTTCTTTGGCTGGATGTGGTTTAAAGAGTCTGCTAGAATTAGAAACATAGACCTTTGGTATTTCAAACCTTCTCGTATAACATCCAGATTACTATCACATTACATTAAAACTGACGATAAGTATCAACACACCTATCGTGAGTGGAAAAAATAAAATAAAATGTCATATTATTACAAGTATAACTTTGTCTCTCCTGAGCCTGTATACTCTACTATCAAAGAGGAACTAAAGTCCTATTTTGACACAGGAGCAGTGGATGATTTAATGTTCCCCACCTATCTTGATAAGTGTTTAAGAAAATTGGGTAGAACAACTTATGTCATCAGTGAAGAGATATTATATGTAGAAGGTTTTGAAGCAAGACTTCCAGATAATTTTTATGCTGTAAGAGAAGCTTGGATGTGTTCTTCAGTGGAAGGATATCCATATCAAACTGCTAACTCTTTCTATTCTCAAGCTGTTTCACAAACCACTATACAAGTAAGTCCAGTAACAGTGGGAGGTACACCTTGTGTAGATTGTCAACATGATTCTGCTTGTACAAGTCCTGAATGTGATGGAAGTTGTCTACCTCAAATCATACCAGCTGTATATAAAACCAATCAACAAGCAACAAGAACCTACACACATGAATACCTACTTAAACCAGGTAATATATCTGCAAGAGGTAATTGTGATGTAACTTATACAGAAGCTTGGGAGTTCTATCAAGCTTCTCCTCCTATTAGAGAGTTCACTCCAGGAGCTGCTAGCTATGACTCTTTTGATATCAGAGATAACAAATTTGTTACCAACTTCAGAAATGGAGTGGTACATTTAATATTCTATGCTACAGAGTATGATTGCGTTGGTAATCAATTAATTCCAGATAACTATCGTATTAGAGAATATGTAGAAGCATTCATTAAATATAAAATATTTGAAATGCTTTCTAATCAGCTTACAGATGAAACCTTTGCACAGATACAATCAAAGCTAGCTTATTACAAACAGCTATCAGAAGAGGCATTTATCATGGCTGATATTGAAATTAAGAAGCAAGATGCTTGGACCAAGCAAAGAAGAATAAAGAATGATTTGAATAGATTCAACATGTACGAACTACCAAATAGAACAAACAGATATGGCTGGAGAAGAAACAACTAATATTAGACAGGAATTTAATCTTGGCAGAACTGGCTTAAACATGGACTCATCTGTTAATCAGATAGACAAGGGTAAGCTTACGTATGCCTTAAATGCTGCTCTAGAAAACTTTGATGCTAATTCTGTTAACTATCAGAATGAGCCAGGAAATGAGCTATGCCTAAACTTTCCTGAAGACTATCATTTGATAGGAACTCATTTTATACAAGAGAAAAATAAACATATATTCTTCTTAGCTAATCCTGAAACAGGAGGAAG